ATAGCTTCATCTGTAGATATACCTATCCACTGTTCTACTTCCGTTCCTTTCTTAACCCTGTGTCTTGGTTTTACTCCTAATAATTCTCTAATCTTTTTTTGTATAGGGATAACTTTATAATCATGTGTGCACTGACGATATAGCATCCCTACACGTCCACCTTTACGTGCAGCAAACAACGGTGGGTTTGGCACACGTCCAGCAAACGACTTTTCCTCTTCTCTAGACCCTGGTTCTGGGTTCGCTGCTTTGATAAGATCTTCACGAAGATTACCTCTCTCTACAGTGATCAGCGGACAAATCGTTATTGCTTTCTTTAAATATTCTACATGCTCATATACAAATTTAGGCTCCCACCCAGTATCAGCAAATATCATATAATCTGGTTTATGCTTTGTTAATCCTTCTTGCGCCATGAGCGCCAAACAGGATGACTGAACCCCTGCGCCGAGTGATAAAATGCGCATGGTTGGCTCTTTTTTGTTTCCTTCTTCGTCGAAGTATTCTGGTTCTTTAGTAGCCGCAACTGCAGCCATAGTATTAAGTTGTTTTTTATTAGGAGACATCTTACTAGACATCTGTTCCAAAAGCTTACGTCTCTCAAATTCCATTTGTTCTGGATTAATTGCAAAATTGTTTTTAACATTACCAGCTCTTGCTTTTCCTTGTTCTCGGTACCCGGGTTTTTTAGTCTCTGTCATAGGCCTCTAGTTCGTTAATTGTTCTGATGATTTTTTGCGTATAATATATGTCTTCTGCATATATTGCAAGTGTCATTGCTAATTTTTCTAAATCAATTTCATCGCTAAAATGCTGGTTAATTCGCTCCTCTCTAAACTCATTATAATGATGATTATTATTTAGTAACTCCATATAGTAAGATATGGATTCGCACTTTGTCTCAAAGATCCTAAGCCCCCAGCTCGCATTAGGATTACTTAGCGGCTTTAGTTGATCATCTGCTGGGTCAAACGTGCGGATTCCGAGGAGGTTATTACCCTCACGAGCAAATCTAGATTTACCCCAATTTGATTCATGCACTGCCTGTGCAACAATTAAATTAACTGGAACCCTTTCTTCTTCTGAATACATAGAATTAAGGTGTAGTGCACATCCACTTACCTGTTCTATAAATTCATCATTGGTTTTATAATCCATCACAGGATTAAAGGATAAACAAACTAAAAGTGTTTTACAAATCCAGTTCATCCACCCCAACTTTCTCCTAAGTCCACATCTACTTTTGATGGAACTTCTAATTTAACACATGTCTCCATAACTTCTTTTATTTCATTAGCTTGTTTTTCACCTTGTACTGAACAATCTAATTCATCATGCACTTGTATTAAAGGAATAACATTTAAATTTTCATAAACTTCAACCATGGCTTTTTTAGTTTGATCTGCAGCTGATCCTTGAATTAATCTATTTAAAGCTTTGTAGGTGCCATATCTTTTTATAGCTTCTCCGTATTCTACCTTTGCTTGATTCAATGGTAATGGTTTATGGACACCCCACTGTGTTGGTTCCCACAAATCAAATCTACATTTACGTCCAAGTAAAGTACGAATAACTCCTTTAGAATTAGCCCTATTCATAACTGCCTCCAACATGCCTTGCATAAATGGTACACGTCCACGGAAATCATTGAGCATAGTCTTAGCTTCCTGTGGCTCTAAATCTAACTCACGTGCTAGTTTATTATACCCCATTCCATACATAACACCTAGTCCAATAGTCTTCGCCAAACGTCTCTCACAACCCGCCATATCGGCCGTTTGTTGGTGAAAGTCGAGGTCTTTTTTATGATATGCTTCCTGTACTTCCCTAGCACCGGGCTGTTCGACGAGGCAGGCCCAATGTGTAAGGAGCCTTGGTTCTTGTTGCGAGTAATCTGCTTTGAGCCAATATTGACCCATTTCAGGAATGAATAATTTCCTAACATCTTTCGCAAACTGGCCACGGCTGGGGACCTGCTGTAAGTTAGGGTGATTATAAGAAAAACGGCCAGACACAGTACCACCAGTATCAGACCTAATTTGATTAATGTGAGCATGTATCCTACCCTCCTCTGAATAGTTCATCAAACCCTGCAAGAATGTACCTCTTAACTTATTTAATTCACGTGCTTGCATGATTAATCTTGGCAGTTCATGTGGATGATCTGTCAAAAACATTTTAGTAAATGATGGCGCATCTGTTTTAGCTGTTCTCTCATAGGGTAAATTCAAAGAATCAAAAGCTTTTGCAATTGAAGCTGCTGCCCATATCTCTATATCAAGATTAGTTAAATCCTTAATGCGTTTCATTAACTTCTTCTCTTTATTATGAAATTTTTTATTTAATTCAACACATTTATAGGTATCAAATCTAACGCCACGTCTAGTCATATGGAATATAACATTAATTAATTTACACTCTACATCATATACTGTTGTAAGATTATCTTTAACAATCTCCCACGATAACTTCTCATGTAGCTTATAAGTTAAATCTGCATCAGCCTCTGCATATTCTCCAACAAACTCTGCTGGTAATTTATACATCTCTGACTTTGGATCTACGCCAAATGCAGCTGCTGCTTCTTTAAGTTTTTGTTCATTCTTAAATTCACCTAGATATTCATGTACAATACTATTAAGTGTATAAGAATATCTATTCTCATCTATAAGAGCTGCAGCTACCATGGTGTCGTGTACTCTACCTTTGACTTCTATGCCAAGTGTCCATAACCAACCTATATCATATTGAGCATTATGAAATACTTTTTCTATTGAAGTATCATCACAAATAGATTTTATATATTTTATAACTTTCTTCTCATCCATGTTGCCACCACCCTCATGTCCTATAGGGTAGTAAGCTTTAAAAGAAGCATTAGCTATAGCTATACCAATAACTTTTCCTTTTTTAGTTGGCCATCCTGGGCCGTGTTTCACGAGCTCTGGATCACATGTCTCCAAGTCAATCGCTACACGTCCTTCTATAGATGGAAACTCCGTGGGTGCTACCCATTGTGAAGTCACTGATTTAAAAAGATCCTGTGTCATTAATTTCTCCTGCTATTGCTGCATAACCACACATATCAATGAAGTTATCCATGTTGTTTTTCTTGCCTTGAGTATTTCTTGATATTTTTAATAACACCATCATCAATGCTACATCTTCAGCTGTAATACTAGCCATGGGTTGTAACTTTTTATCAAGATATATATTCCAAAACTCTGCAATTTCTGCGTGATTCTGAAATGCATCTCCATGAGATAAATTTCTATCTCTGGATATTATTCTACTAGCTTCAGCTAATATTTCTTCTTTAGTCATGCTACTTTTAGATGCAGCTAATCCACTACTAAAACTCATATTATGAATCCTCCTTCTCTTTGTGGTTGTACTATATGTAGTTGGTTACGAGCACGTGTAGCCCCTACATAAAATACACGGCATTCATCATCTGAATCTATTTCCATTGCTTCTTGTGACTTTCTTGATAAGTCTGTTAGCAACATAACATTATCTGCTTCTCCTCCTTTGGCTCCATGAATAGTACTAAGATTAATTTTAGGATTGGTTGATACTTGACCTCTTATTTCTATTGCACGTAAATATTCTTTATCTCTATTTCCTACTTTATCAAAAGCTACGTCCCATGGTCTACCTCCCATAAGTAATCCATGATGCATAACTAACTCTTCTAATTCATATCGTTCTTTGTCAGCCATCTTAAGATTTTTATGACCTCTTTCAATTCCTATTTGACTAGACATATATGAATATATATCTTTTACATCTGGTAATGCTACATGCTCACCATTATTTAATTTCTTCCAAGCTTCTACAGCGTTTAAAAGTTTACTAGATATAGGTAATTTATTATTTCTTTTATAAAGCATTCCTTGTAATCTTATGTCACGTTCAATTTCATCTAACATATAATTAGTTCTAGCCATGACTAACCAACTCCCTGGTTCTCGTAAATTAACTCCTTCAGGATAATTATGGTATTGTACAAATCCATTCCTATCAGTCCCTTTCCAACTTTTAGGTATACGGTTTCTTACACGCCCAATTATTCTTTGTGAGCAATTTTGTATAACTTTAGAACATCTATACGATTGTTGTAATACTTCTCGCTCTCCATTTAATCTAATAAGATGTTCTACATCTGCGCCAGCCCAACGGTAAATAGCTTGATCATCGTCACCACTTACATAAACTTGTTTAGCATTCTGGCATATTTTATGAACCATGCGCCACTGTAATTTACATAAGTCTTGTGCTTCATCAACAAAAACTACATCTAGTTTTGGTAAAGGACCAGAATCTAAATATAGTTCTATCATGTCTGTAAAATCAAATACTTCTTTTTTCTTTTTAAATTCTTCTAATGATCTTTGAGCTCTTAGTAATCCATGCCAAGAAACGTCTTGTAAATTAGATTCATTATAATGTTGTTCTAACTCCATGCATTTCATACGTGCTAAGTTAACCTCATTTATCAACATGTTATCCGTAGTAAATATACCTCCCGAATCATTACCATCTGTAACAGATCCTAAATCCATACCAAATGTCTGTGCAAATTCTTTATAATTATCACGTGACATAACTTCTGATTTAGTTAATCCTAACTGATGAAACGCAAATGAATGCAATGTTCTAAAATAGGGAAGATGTTGTTCTTCTAAATTAAACTTCTTCATTGCCCGGTCACGTGCCTCGGTTGCCGCTTTCTTGGTAAATGCAACAAAGCCAATGCGATCAGGTGGTGTGCCTTTAGCCAATTCCTGTTCTACAAGATTCAATAAGTTATGTGTCTTGCCGGTGCCAGGAGGACCTAATATTATCTTTGTCTTATTTTGCATGACCCATCCTTATCTACGAATATAAACTTCATCTTTAATTTTTTTTGCTCTAATGTTAATTTTCTACAAATCCTTGTTCCTGGTTTCCAAGTCTTTCGATAACTTTCACTTTTAACATCATATATCTCCACGTTACCTTTTTCATTTATTGCTATTAAATCTGCTGGACCTACACCATACAAATTTTTAAAAACAAAAAATCCTGCTTGTAATAAATATTGAATAGCTACTTGTTCAGCTAACATACCTTTTTTAATCTTTGGTAATTTAGAACGGTGCACCATCTACCTCCTTTATATCAAACGCAGAATCTTGTTGTTGATATGCAGGCACACCCCACACTCTCACTGTTCTACCTTTTAAGTTATATTTTTCACTCTTACCTTTTAAATGTCTTAATGCTTGTACTAATTGACCAGTATTAAAATAAGTAAATTTATTTCTTGTAAGATAATCTTGTAAATCTTTAAGTCTAAACCATGTAATGCCGTCTTCCGTCCAAGGTTTACGTAATAATAATTCGTCTCGATTTAGAGCCTGGGCACGATCAGTACAAAACTCCTGGAGGTGAGCTTCAAACTGACCGGCCAATGACCCATCATCAGACACAGGAATAGTATTAAGATTAATCATTAATCTCTCTATGTTTTCCTGCCATACTGACTGTTTTACAAGAGCAGGCATGTGATTCAAACTGTTCATGCATTTCTTTTGAAACTTAGTTTGTATCTGTAGCTCCTCTGTTTGTAATTCCATACGTGCATCTCCAACATCTAAAAACCATACTGGTGGATCTGTTTCTAATTTTGTTAGTGCACTAAACTCTAATGATGCTCCATTACCACCTATACCGTGTTTTCTTCCTCTGCATACTTTAGCATTACAATACGAATTGATTGGTGGTTCTTTACATCTATAACTATATTCTTTTTTCTCTAATTGTTTTTGAACTGTCACAACCTCTGATGCTGATAAAGGTGGTGTCATGTAATCCTGGTTGTATTTTTCTAATAATGTTTTCCAATTGTCTGGATCAAACTTACGTAGATACACACCTATATTAAATAATCCATTGTTGCGCGTGCCTTCTGGAAATCCTTGTGAACATAATTGTTGTAAACAAGGAGGTCCATCTTGTATGACATCATTAGATATCTGTAATGCAACTTTGTCTATATCTTCTACAACGTATTTATCGTATAAGGTGTAGAACTCTGGCAATGTCGCCGCTGTTC